AATGGCAGTGTTCTTGTCAAGAAGTTCTTTACAAATTGAAGCCAATGTCGCGACAATGAAAATAGATAAAAATAGAAATGGGTCAAAAAGCAAAGCAGTTAATTTTGAATATGACCCATCCAATATGATTATTAACACACAAAATATTTTAACATTATGAATGAAGAAATAACAATTTCCGTATTTGATAATATTGAAGAAGCCATTGATTATCAAAATGATTTGACTTAAAAAAACAATAAATTATATTTATAGTAGTCACAACGGTGATACGACAAGACACATAGTATTCCTGGTTTTTCATATATTTTTTAGGGGAGGGGTTTATGTCTTGTCTTCGTCTGTATTTATATTTTTTTTAAAGTGTTATTTAACAACACCCCTCCCCTTTTTTACATCAGTATATTCCCAATTATTTATAGATATGATAGATGACACATTACTCAAAGATTATTTCAAACTAACACCCGAAAGAAAAGATGAGGTGATGGAAGTAGTATGTGAAAAACTACACGATGCATATACTCTAATTGAAACAACAACAAGTAAGAGACACGCAAAAGAAGTGTTGAATTTTACACTATCCAATGAAAAATCAAAAGCACTCAAAGAAGAGAATTATGAGTATGCTGAAATCATAAATAAATTAACCCAATATATGTCAAATGCCATTGATTGAAAGACAACCAAGTGAGAGAAGGGATAAGTTCATCCAAAGATGTATGGGTGACCCAAAGATGGTAAGTGAATTCCCTGATAATCGTCAGCGTTATGTTGTATGTATTTCTCAATCCAAGAAGTAATGGGATGTGCATGTAAGAACAATGTCCTAAAACGAGCAAAGAACCTCTTAAATGGACGAAAATGGGAAGAGTTGGATGATATTACCTCTGGACAAATTGAAGGTCTCTATTACGAGAAATTCAAGTCTTATGGAACAGAGGAAGAAATAATAAAGTGGTTAAATACAAAAATATGAATCAAGAACAAATAAAATCATTGACAAGACACCTCCTAACAGCGTTGGGGATATTATTAACATTATTGGGGGTTGATAAACTAATACCAGTGGTGGAATACCTTCAGACCAATTTGGAAGGGGTATTTGCGGCAATAACAACCCTTGTCGGTGTCGTTGTCACAATCATTGGTTTCTTTAGAAACAAAGACAGATGGGAGAAAAGAAAAGAGGGAGACCAAGAATAAGAATAGAAGATTTGGTAAATAGGGGTATATGGTCTGAAAACTGGAAAGAGGAGATTTATCAGATGGGTAAAGAAGGAAAACAACACACCCATTTGATGGAACATTTTGACCTATCAAGAGATACATTCTATACCTTAATCAAAAGAGATAAAGATTTTTCTGATGCCGTCAAGAAGGCACAGACCTATGCACAGAATTATTGGATGAAATTTATGGAAGAAGCATTCATAAATGGAAAGTCAAAAGAGATAAATTCTAATCTTTGGAGTCTTGTCATGCGCAATCGTTTTAAGGAAGATTGGAGTGATAGAAAAGAGATGGACGTGACAACACAAGGTGATAAAATAAAAAATGAAAATGACATCATAGTCAAAGTCATTCCCCCAAAAGATATAGATACAGAAGAAGAAGTAGATGGAGATACAAACGACTAAAATCTATATGGATATTGAGAATGCCCTTCAAGAGAATAAACGTTATATTTTCTTGAGGGGTTCTTCACGTTCTTCAAAAACAACAACAGCATTACAACACCTCATCGTCACAGCATTATCAAAATCAAATTCTCTCATCACAATTGCAAGGGAAACCCAAGTGTCCATCAAGAATACCATTCTAATGGATTTTAAGGGGGTTCTAACACAACTAAACTTGTGGGAGGATAATAGATATAACAAAGTGGAAATGGTGTACAGATTCCCCAATAATTCAATTGTTAGATTTATTGGTCTTGATGACTCCACAGGTAAGTTGAGGGGTCTCAAGTCACAATACATTATGGTGGATGAGGTCAATACAGTATCTATGGAATCATTTGTTCAACTTGACATAAGATGTGAGAAATACATCATCGCAGCATACAACCCCGAAATAACAGAAGACTGGTGGGGATTGGAATATGAGAAAAAAGAGAATGGGTGTATGATACATTCTAGTTGGCGTGACAATCCATTTCTTGACGATAGAATAATACAATCCATCAAGGAACTAAAAGATTTAGACCCTGATTTATATCAGATATATTCTGAAGGAAAGATTGTACCCCCAAGAGAAAAGATATTTGTGAATTATGACAAATACTCTGAAGAACCCAAATATAAAGAGAGATACATAGGACTTGACTGGGGTTATAGTAATGACCCTTGTGCTGTGGTGGAGGTGTTAATAAACGATAAGGATGTGTATTGTAAAGAATTGTTATACCAAGCAGGAACAACCAATGAAGACCTGATATTCATATTAAAAGAATTGGGTATAACCAAAGAAACACTAATCGTAGCGGACTCAAGTGAACCCAAGTCAATACAAGATTTACGTAGGGGAGGATTCAATATAAGGGGTGTAAAGAAAGGTTCAGGGTCAGTGTTATATGGGATACAGAAGATGAAACAAAAGAGAATACACATACACGAAGATTCACTTAATTTATACAGAGAGTTTAGTGAGTTAAAATTCAAGAAAGATAGGTCAGGAAGGGTCACAAACACTCCAATAGGTGATGACCACTTGATAGATTCCGTTCGCTACGTAATAACAGAATTTGCAGATAAACCAAAAACAAAATATCATTTTATATGAAAATATTATTGGACGAAAAAGAATACGAATTGGGTGACTTGACATTGTCACAATATATGAAGGATAAACAGATTCAAGAATCAGGTCAAAAATTATCTGATGCTGAATTCATAGCACTATTAACCAATATCCCCTTAGAAGAGATAAGAGAAGCAACCATACCACAAATAAACTTTGTATCAAAGGTATTGAATAGTTGGTTCTCAAACTTAACCACCAAACAACCCCTCAAACAACTGATAAACTATAAGGGTCAGATGTTGGGACTTACACAACCATCACAAATGAGTTGGGGAGAATGGACGGATTTAGAAGTATTAACATCACAAGAAACATTAAATTTAAAACACTTGGCAGCAATATTATATCGTCCTTGTGAAAGGTTTAATGTTGAGACCCTTGAAAGAAAGATTGTTAAATACAATTACCAAGAATGTGTGGATAGAAGTAAAGATATGGAGGACTTCCCAATCGGGGACATATATTCAGCAGTTTTTTTTTTCATCAAGTACGCGCAGACACTTACAAACAAGCATCAGAACTCTTTGGAGGACAAGAAGAAGACGATGACACAGTCGCACCACCAGATGAAAGAACAAAAGAAGAAAAACTCAAAGACCTAACTGATTTTTATTATAAGACATATATGATACTAACAAAGGAAGACCCCTTGAAAGTGGATGATGTGTTAAACCTCTCACTTCAGGAAGCCTTGTCGTATTTATTGTATATGTTAAGAAAATGGAGAAATGAAAAAGAGGAGATGGAAAAATCAAGAAACAAAAATAGAATTAAATGAACAACTTTAAGTCAATTGTAGATAGTTTTGAGGCATTTGCATCACAACACCCCGTAATTAAAACATTCACGTTCGGTCAGATGTCTGATACGGGACAGAACGAGGAGATATTGGATTTTCCTCTTATGCATGTTGTTCCATTACCTTCAACGATAAATGACACATATACGGACTTTAATTTCAATGTCATATTCGGGTCAATGTTGGATGATATTCAATCCAATAACATTGACATTGTGGAGACGTGTCACCTTATCCTTCAGGACTTTATAGAGTACTACATAAACCAATTAAAAGAGTATTCCTTCTTCTTGGTCACACCCGTTAATTTCAATCCATTCTTGGACAGATTTTCTGTTTATGTGGCAGGTGTGGAAGCACAAATAACCTTGAGAGTTGAAGGAACATATTGTCTATAATGGAAGAGCAGTTATTACAACAAGTTGCTAAGTTCACGGAGAAGTGGATAAAAGACCAAATCAAAAATAGAGAGTTTAACAGACCTTCAAAAGTGGGTGGGGTAATCAACCCCTCACCAAGAAAGATTAAAGGTACTGGTCGTCTTTATAACTCCGTAGAAACAAGAGTGGAAGATGGTGACATCATCGTCCTTATGGAGTTTTATGGTGCTGATATATTATTTGGTGAAGGAAGAAGAGCGGGAGCAAAACAACCACCCACACAACCAATAAGAGATTGGGCAAGAATAGCAATACCTAATTTTACACAATTATCAGAATCAAAACAAAAGGGATTGGCATTTGTAATAGCGAGGAACATAGGACAAAGAGGTATTGGAGCATTGAACCTATTTAACTTATATGATGAAGAAGTATTTGAGGTCTTTGAAAAAGAAATAAATAAACTAATAGAACAAGGAGATTTTCAAGGTCTTGGATTGGATGTTGAAGAGATATTGGATAGAATTGTTCTATTGAGTAATG